TTATGACCATGAAAAGCTTAAAGGGTTAAGGGATTTGTTCAGAAACATTCATACTGGTCATTTCTATAAGCTGATGAATAATGGTGTTGCTGCTGAAAACACTTATTGCACTGCAAAATATAAAGGTATAAGGGGCAATGACATTAAAATTGTTGTAGCAACTAATATTGATGATGAAACCAAAGTTGATGTTTCAACCTATGTTGGAACAAGGCTTGTTGACAAACAAACAGTTCTTCCAAATACTAATAACCTGATTGATAATGATTGGGTAGTATGGAAGAAGAATGTTGATATGAACCCAACTGCTGGATTACCTCTTACTTCAGGCAGTAATGGTGATGCAATAACTGGACTTCAATATCAAGACTTCCTGGATGCAATTGAATCTTATAGCTTTAATACCCTTGGCTGCCTATCAGTAACAGAACCTATTATAAATTTAGTGGTTCAGTTTACAAAGAGGATGCGGGATGAAGTTGGAATAAAATTTCAAACTGTTGTTTATAAGACCCCTGCTGATTATGAAGGGGTTATTTCAGTTGAAAACAAAGTTCTTGATGAAGGTGTTCCTGAATCTTCTTTGGTGTATTGGGTAACAGGGGCTGAAGCTGGTTGCCCAGTAAACAGAAGCTTGACCAATAGCTTATATGATGGGGAATTTACTGTTGATACTGATTACACCCAATCTGAACTGGAAGCTGCCATTCTTGGCGGTAAGTTCATCCTGCATAAGGTGGGTGATAATGTAAGAGTGCTTGAAGATATAAATACCTTCATCACTGTTACAGATGAAAAATCCAGTGATTTTAGCAGTAATCAGACAATTAGGGTTCTTGACCAAATTGCAAATGATATTGCTGCATTGTTTAATTCTAAATACCTGGGCAATGTTCCTAATGATGAATCAGGAAGAATTAGCCTTTGGAATGACATTGTAACCCATCATCAGCAACTTCAAAGTATCAGGGCAATTGAAAACTTTGAACCTGACCAGGTAACAGTTGAAAAAGGTGATACTAAAAAGGCTGTTGTTGTAAATGATGTGGTTACACCAGTAAATGCCATGTCACAGTTATACATGACTGTTGTGGTTCAATAAGGAAAGGGGTGTTAATAGATGAATACAATGAAGGCAAAAGATGCTGTCAGTGCTTCTTTAGCTGAATGTTTTGTTACCATTGATGGTAATAGATATAACTTCATGCAAGCAATTGACCTGGAAGCAACCTTTGAAAAGCAAAAAACAGAAGTTCCCATTTTGGGTAAAACAGGCAGGGGTAATAAAAGCACTGGTTGGAGAGGAACAGGAACTGCAACCTTCCACTATAACACCAGTATTTTCAGGGAATTGCTTTACAGGTATAAGAACACTGGTGAAGATATTTACTTTGATATTCAGGTAACCAATGAAGACCCAACCAGTTCAGTTGGCAGACAAACGGTAATTTTGAAAGACTGCAACATTGATGGTGGTATTTTAGCCAAGTTTGATGCTGATGCAGATTATTTGGATGAAACATTGGACTTCACCTTTGAGGACTTTGAAATTCCTGAAAAATTTAATATGCTTCCTGGAATGAGATAATAAAGAAAGGATGATGTTGGATGAGTAATCTTTCAGCATTTTTGGCACAAAATGCCTTGAAAGTTGAGAATGTGAAACATGTTGTTTCAAAAAGATTTGTTGATGAAAAAGGGGAACCTATTCCTTGGGAAATTCGTTGTATTACTTCGACAGAAGATGAAGCTTTAAGAAAATCCTGCACTAAAAGGGTTCTCATTCCTGGTAAAAGAAATCAATATACACAGGAAGTTGACTATAACTTATATCTTGGAAAATTAGCGGTAGCTTGCACTGTTTTCCCAAACCTTCATGACAAAGAACTTCAGGATAGTTATGGGGTTATGGGTGCAGATACATTGCTTAAAACCATGTTGACACCTGGGGAATATGCCGATTACCTGACCAAGATTCAAGAAATCAATGGTTTTGAGGTAAGCTTTGAAGAAGCGGTTGATGAAGCAAAAAACTCATAAAAGAAGGCGATTTTGAAGCAAATATTGCTTACTATTGCCTTCACAAGTTTAATATGCTTCCTTCTCAATTCTTGGCACTTGATAGACAAGAAAGGGCTTTTATTGTTGCAGCAATAGAAATCAAAGTTGAAGAAGATAAAAAGCGGGAAAAACAGATTAAGAAGCCCACAAGAAAGAAAAGGTAACAGGATGGTTGTTTACAATGACCATCCTGTTATCTATTTGAAAGGTAGGTGAGAACATGGCAACAATCAGAACTGCAATTCAAGTTTATGATGGAATGTCACCAGGGTTGAAAGCCATCACTAATGCACTAAACATTACTATTTCAAGCTTTGAAGCAATGCAAAGGGCTTCCAGTAATGCAATAGATACAAGTAGTATCCAGGCTGCAAGAGAACAATTAAATAAGGCTGAAATTGCCTTTGAAAGGTTATCTGAATCAATGGCTGATGTTGTTCAACCTGATATTTCACCCCCTACAACAGCACCAGTTCAAGAACCAGTTGAAGTTCCTATCACTTGGAGAAGTGACACTTTTGATGTATTCACTAACACTGGAATTGATAGGTTTCAACAGGAAATTCAATCGACCAATAATATGTTGAACACTTTGAACAGTACACAAGAACAAATTGCAAATCAAGCAAGAAATACTGACCTATTCCCTGATAATATGGTCAATGACTTAAGTGTAATGACTGGAAGAATTCAAAGAATACAAAGTCAAATCCAACAAATTGAAAGTAATCCAATGAACCTTGGAACTGATTTTGCAAACAGTCAGCTTGAACAGTTAAGGATGCAGTTATCACAGGCAGTTGAGCAACAGGAAGACTTGAATCAAGCAGTCCAAAGAATGGATGTAGGTGAAGCAAATCAGGCTTATATGAGGTTGACACAGACTGTTGGTGGAATTGAAAGATATATCAGGGATAATGTTGATGCACAAGGTCAATTCAATAATCAGATCAGGAATGGTCAAGCTGCTGCAAGTGGACTTCATAGTAAATTTATGAAGATTGCTGCAACTGTTGGTGGTGTTTTAGGTGCAAAGCAAATTATTGGCTTATCTGATGAAATAACCCAAACAACAGCAAGACTTAATATGATAAATGATGGACTTCAAACCACTGAACAACTTCAAAATATGATATTCCAATCTGCTCAAAGGTCAAGGGCTTCTTATGCTGATACTGCTGATATTGTTTCAAAGCTTGGATTGAGGGCTGGGGATGCTTTTGCTTCTAATGCTGAAACAATTGCATTTGCTGAAAACTTGAATAAAATGTTTGTAGTTGCTGGTGCTTCACAACAGGAAATGGCTTCTGCAAGCTTACAATTGACACAGGCTTTAGGTTCAGGTGTTCTTCGTGGGGAAGAACTTAATGCAGTGTTTGAAGCAGCACCTAATATTATTCAAACTATTGCTGATTACTTGGATGTTCCTATTGGTCAAATTCGTGATATGGCAGCGGAAGGTCAAATTACTGCTGATATTGTAAAAAATGCAGTATTAAGTGCAACAGAAGAAATTAATCAGCAATTTGAAAGTATGCCAATGACCTTTGCCCAAATTTGGACAATGATAAAGAATGAAGCTTTAATGGCTTTTCAACCAGTATTGCAAAGAATGAATGAAATCGGAAATAGTGAACGGTTTAATATTTTGATAAATAATCTTATCAATGGAATAGTCATTCTTGCAACGGTGGCAGCGGAACTATTTGACATTATAACTTCAATTGCTGGTGTAATTTCTGATAATTGGTCATGGCTTGAACCTATTGTTTGGGGAATTGTGGGTGCTTTCATAGCTTATAATGCAGTTGCCCTTATTACCAATGCAATACTTGCCATTCAAGGAATACAGGCTAAAATTGCAGCAGCAAGTCAGATGATGCAGGCAGGGGCAACTTTTACTGCAACGGTAGCCCAGCATGGACTTAATGCAGCTTTATATGCTTGCCCATTGACTTGGATTATACTTTTAATCATTGCTTTAATAGCTTTGTTTTATGCAGCGGTTGCAGCAGTAAATCATTTTGCGGGAACATCAGTAAGTGCAACTGGAATTATTGTGGGTGCTTTTATGGTAGCACTTGCTTTTATAGGTAACCTATTTGTTGGATTGTGGAACTTAATTGTTGATGTTGCTGCTTCTATTTGGGATGTTATTGCAACAGTAGCTGAATTTTTAGCAAATGTATTTAATGACCCAATAGGTTCCATAGTAAGATTATTTGCTGGAATGGCTGATGCTGTTCTTGGTATTTTACAGGGTATTGCTAAAGCCATTGATGCCATATTTGGTTCCAATCTTGCTGAAGCTGTTAGCGGTTGGAGAAGTGGACTTAAAGGTGCAGTTGATGACCTGGTTGGTGAAGCTAAAATACAAATTCCAAGACTGGACACCAGTTCATTATATTTAGACAGGTTTGAATACGGTAAAGCCTGGGAATATGGATATGCTGCTGGTGAAAAGTTTGAAGAAAGCATAAATCTGAAAAACATCTTGGGTGATGCTTCAAGAACATTGGATGCTTCAAGAACATTGGATGCTTATGAACTTGGAAATCAACTTGATGGTATTTATAGTGGTGTTGATAGCACAGCACTTAATACAGCAGCCATGAAAGATTCAATGGATGCAACTGAAGAAGAATTGAAATATTTAAGGGATATAGCCGAACAAGAAGTAATTAATAGGTTCACCACTGCTGAAATCAGAATTGATGCACCAATAAATGCAAATATTGCTTCCAATATGGATTTAGATGGAGTAGTAAATTACCTTGAAGAAAAACTTTATGAAACAATGCAAGTTGCAGCGGAAGGAGTGCATGAGTAATGGCATATATAATGTATTTGGATGGTGTTGCCTTACCTGTCACACCTTCCAAATTAGAAATGAAAATAAAAAATCAAAATAAAACCATCAATCTAATAAATGATGGTGAAGTGAATATGTTAAAGGATGCTGGACTTACTGATATAAGCTTTGAAGCGGTTATTCCACATGTCAAGTATCCTTATGCAATATATCCAAGTGGTTTTAAGGCTGCTGATTTTTATTTGAATAAGTTTGAGCAGCTAAAGACCAGTAAAAAGCCTTTTCAATTTATTTGTTCAAGGGTTTCCCCTTCCAGGAAGCTTTTATTTGATACTAACATCAAAGTTTCCTTGGAAGATTACAGGATTAAAGAAGATGCTTTGGATGGGCAGGAATTAAAGGTTTCTGTTAAATTAAAGCAATATAAGGACTATGGAACCAAGCTTGTAAATATTAAAATACAGCAACAAGCAGCGGTTCAAGTGGCAAGTGCAACTGTTCAAAAACCAAGACCTGCCGAAACTGCCCCAAAGTTGAAAACTTATACTGTTAAGCGGGGGGATACTCTTTGGGCAATAGCAAAGAAATATTTGGGGAATGGTAACAGATACACTGAAATTTATAACTTGAATAAGAATAAAATATCAAACCCCAATTTGATTTACCCTGGTCAAGTTTTGACTTTGCCAAGTTAAAGGGCAGGTGGTGATATGATTGAACTTTTAATTCAAAATGGAAATAGAGTGTTTCAACCTGTTCTTCAGGATGAAATAAGATGGGAAACAGAAAGGAAAGGTCAACCTGGAAAGTTGACTTTTTCTGTTATAAAAGATTCTATTATTGATTTTCAAGAAGGGAACCCTGTAAGGTTAAGGGTTAATGGCACAAATATATTTTATGGTTTTGTATTTAAGAAGCAGCGGGATAAAGAAAATATCATTAATGTTACAGCTTATGACCAATTAAGATATTTGAAAAATAAGGACACTTATATTTATAGCAATAAGACTGCTTCTGAACTAATTGAAATGATTGCAGCAGATTTCAATCTTCGTGTTGGGGTTTTAGAAGATACAGGTTTTAAGATTGCTTCCAGGATAGAGGACAACAAAAGTTTATTTGATATTATTCAAAATGCCCTGGATATAACCTTGGAAAACAGAAGAAAAATGTATGTTTTATATGATGATTTTGGAAAATTGACCTTAAAAAATGTGGAATCTATGAGGTTAAACCTGTTGATTGATGAAGAAACTGCTGAAAATTACAAATATACATCCACAATTGATGGTGAAACATACAACAAAATAAAGCTTTCTTATGAAAATAATGAAACTGGTAAAAGGGAAATTTACATTGCCCAGGATTCAAGAAATATAAATAATTGGGGGGTGTTGCAATACTTTGAAAACATAGATGACAAGGTAAACGGTAAAGTAAAAGCTGATGCCCTGCTTCAACTATACAACAGAAAAACTCGTAATCTTACCATCAGTAATGCTTTTGGTGATGTCAGGGTTCGTGCTGGCTGTTCCCTTCCTGTCAAGCTTAATTTGGGGGATATAAATGTTCAAAATTTCATGCTTGTTGAAAAGG